CTAGTAACGTATTTTGATTACTAGCCCGCCATATTCGTTCGGAACAAGGAATGTCTCATCCCCGAACAGCGCGTAGAGCACCGAGACCTGTGGCCGTACAGTGCGGAACGCATGACAAGAAGTGGGAGTTTGAAGGCAAACACCCTGTTGTGCGTAGATTGTGGAATGCAGTAGCCGAACATTTCACACTGGACGACTCTTTCAATGAGTCATATCCAGGATTCAAGGCTATGGTACGATCGCTCGCTACCCCCTGCGTAGTCTTATATGACGCGCGAAAGAGTAAGCAAGCCTTTCACGCCGCTGTCAGACCTGAGTCTGGAAGCAAGAGTGATAGCGATCGTGTCCCGTCGACGGAGACCCCCCCGGTTGGAGATCGGGTTCAAAAGAGAAATTGGGGTGTCGACGGTCAGTGGCAAGAATTCGTTCGTTCATTCGTTGGGACGATTGAGTTTTTGTGCACGTTGGATTGGCACGTTGATGAACATTGGACAGTGGTGAAGTACCACGTCGCCGTTCTAGAACAACGTGCAGTAGGCGACGCTGGGTGTGGCTCGGGGCATGTGCTCCTTGCCCCTCCGGCGTCTATGGCTGGGATGAGACCGCTGTTCTGCGGCATCATCAGTCGTTGGCTGAACAGGACCGTTGCAAGATGCAAACCTGGACGGAATAACACTCTAAAAGGGTGTAGATCCGCTCTAGGGATTTGCGCTTCGTTCCTGTTGTGCAAGAGGGGATGGGCTAGAGCTTCTGAGTTTACACTCGCTAAGTCCGTCCGCTCTCACCAAGCCAATTTGACTGCGGTCAAGGCTCCTCTTGATTTTATGACAGTAAATCACATCAGAAAGGCAGTACAAGAAATTGTACGGCCCGTCGATGTGTATACCTCTGTCAAAATTTCAAGGCATGCATCGAATGAATCCTCGCGCCAGAAAGGTGGAGTTTTCGCTCAGGTTGCTGGAGCCGGCATCACAGCCAGTGAGTTAGCCAACCCGGATGGTGTTGTCCAAAGCGAAGGACATCTTCATCCGAAAGGGTCTCTCAAGAGCATTGCAGCGTTGTCTGCAAGGTTCAAGAAAGATGTGTTTGTTAGGTGTCAGCAGAAGATAATTGAAATGGAAGCGCAAAAAGTTAAGCGCTATGTCTCGGCCCGCTTCATTGCGGAACCCGGGAAATTTCGAGCGATTTCCGTCGGAGACGGTTATCTCAATACCTTCTTAACCCCAATCCAGGCTAAATTGATCGACTTTTGGAAGGAATCTCCCATGTCGACTATGAAAGCCGGGTGGGAACGCAGGGTCGAGACCTTTGCGTTACCAGCAGATGCAAAGCACGAAGGGTGGGTGTGGAACTCGATTGATTACGAGGCCGCAACTGACAAGTTAAACTTGGAGTCATCACTCACTGCCATAGCTGAAGTAGAGCGCATTCTCAGAATCGAAGTCCCCCATGATTTGGGTGGTACTACGATCGAGTACAGCGACATCCTCCGCGACGTGGCAGAGAAGGACGTGCACCTTTTCGCAGGGATTAGTCCTGAAATTAATCAGACTAATGGCCAACTCATGGGACATCCTCTGTCTTTCCCGCTCCTGTGCATGATTAATTATGCTGGGGTACTTAAGTGCCTCTCACAGGGGATGAAACTAGGACTGCTCGATAGCGACGATGTGGAACTAATCAAATCAATGATTATCATCAATGGTGATGATCTGATGTTTCCTTGTCCGCCCGAGCTTGTTTCCATTTTTGAGCAGTGTGCTCTCGATGTAGGTTTGACTCCTTCATTGGGGAAATCCTACACGAGCAAGTACTTTGCCATGGTGAACAATGTCCAGTTTCTTATGACACCAGGTGGTAATCAACAATTTGGGTACGTTAACCAAAAGTTGATTTACAACTTCTCTCTGAAGTCTGGTGAGGAGAAAGATTCTCCATTTGAGATCGGAACAGCATTTAATAAAATGTTTGATCTGTGTCCAGAATCTCTCGCGTTCCTACCTGATGGGTTGATGAACCGGTCGAAGCTGCCAGTCGGTGGCTTCGTCCCGAACTTCTTCTTCCCTTCTCACCTCGGTGGCTATGGGGTTGACATTAAATATGCTCAATCCAAGCCTGGGGCTAGCCGATTGCAACGTCAAGTCGCAGCAGCTGCTACCGAGGGAGTTTTGAATTCGTTCATAATCAGGCAACGCGGAGCATTGAAGGCGGCCGACAAAGAGCTGGGGAGACTCCTCAGTAGGCTACCGAAACCAATCGCTCGGACATTTCCGAATTCAGCGCAGTACGAAGGCACTCGTGAGGAGTGGGTATCTTCGGATGGCGTTAACGGAGAGTTCGTTTCTCGCAAGGATCAGTACTCGAGTTGGGTTGGACTTTTTGAGTCCATTAAGACTCCACTCGAGGATATGACAGAAGCCCAGCGTAAGAAGATTCGTTCCGGAGAGAAGGAAGAATCCACGCGGCAGTCAGACATAAGAGTTCTGCGAGAAACGATCAAGGACGTACGTCCCATGAAGCTAAGCAAATGCTTGGAAGGAAAGCGAGATTGGCTTTACCCGGTGCTCCCCCGAGCGGAATCAGGATTGACAGTTCTTTATGATCCGTCATTCCGATCCGATTCAGGGAAATGGAGCAGGGCACAAATCACCATGGACGAGGTATCTCTAAATCCGATACGCCGACGCGGAGTAAATCTCCACAATCCGGTCGTTAGGGAAGAGGATCTCAGGTTCGACTTTTTCAGTCTCGCCGATTGTCCAGAGTGGTCTGACCCGATCTTCCAAGATCGCTTAGCAGTAGCAGGAGAGTTGCAGGAGGAAGACGAAACAGTCTTTCCTGCCCGTGTCCCCTCAAGTCTGGTTGTATATTCCGGACCCAAAGGCATGGACGCCGAAGAGTTGGATGAATTCTTCGGACGAAACTCCCAAGTACAGAGCGACTAGAAGTCATCCTCATTGAGATACTAGTTGCTGGCGACAATCTCTCGCCTCCAGTGGACAAATACACACTGGTATGTACTGCTACGATTGTTCTGGCATTGTCGCCTTAGACATGTAAGTCCAGCTTAGTCAAGTAAACGGTAACCTCCTCGGTTGATAGAGGAGATTGCGTTGAGATTAAACTAGAAAGTGATCACACTCTGGATCACCCTAGGTCTTAGCGATATATGCCATCGTGAGGTGGTCGCGGTGACGCGCAGTAAAGTCTGGCAACAGGCTGCCGGTGACGGTTAATACACGTATATCGAAGATGCTAGACCAAACATCAACGTCCACACTTTGGGCGACCTTCAAAAGGAATTGATGGATCCAGAGAACTATGCCTGTAGATTAGTCAGGTGTATAAGCCCCCTCGGCAATAGTAGACCCAGTTTGGGGTAATTGTAACCACAGATATTCTAGAGTAGAAATCTGATTGGGGCAATGACCCATACTGGAGCGTCGCTGTTGCGCGCCGGGGTAATGCATCTGTTCTGCAGACAAGACGTCGACCACATGTTCGAGTAATCCCAAACAATAATCTCTGTCCAGACGTGGAGCCAGGATTCAGGTTGTACCTAGTTTCCTACATACCCAGTTAACCCGTCTGAGGGGTGGATGAAAACCGTCCACTCTGCCGTAGCACTTCGGTGCGCTTGACTCTGCCAGCGGCCACTCATCTTGACAATCTGAGTGCCACGAACCTGTTCAGGTCGTAAGACCTGCGCAGTGCTGTTCGCTCCAGCATAAACTAGCGGGCGTGGGAGTTGATATCCCCACGTCGATTGTTAAAGCGGGCCCTCTGGGTTCTGCTAGGATGGCGACGAATCAATACGATGCAGAATTATTTCTCCGTAAAGATTTGCACATCCGGGGGTTGTGTCTAGGAGTACCTGTACTGCCATTTCTCATGACTCACGGTCATAATCATCCAAGCGATGATTTCATAATTTGACCCTAAACAGCTTTATGATGCAGGTGGAACGCACTGCAGCCGAACCGAAAAGGTAGGCAGTTATGCTAAAAACGCCGGATGGTGATCCTAAGCGTCTTTGTCCCCACAAGGGAGGGAGTTTTACATAATCACTACACAAGCCGAAAGGAAGAAGATACGCAATCAACGTATCGCAAACGCAAATATGCAGCGCAAGCTGGTACGTGAAGAACGCACCCGCACTGCAAATGCGCCGGCGAAAGCTCAACCGAACCGGAGCCCGTCACGTCTCCCGACGTTGGCCGATTTCTATGGAGGAGATTTAATCAAACCTCCCATGGATCATCCGACTGCTGGTGTCGCTGGCTCTAAGCGTGGACAGTATATCACTCACCGAGTGACGCTTCCCGCTTTAGCCGCTGATGGCAATGGCTATGCTATTGTCTTCAATCCACATTATGTTTGTGGGAACACCATCCTAGGAAACCCGGCCGCGGGCGCCGGAGCTCCTGCAGCTCTGAGCACAATTAAGATCTACAAGGACATTACCACTGCCACAGCCCTCACAGGTCTGGGCCCGGTAACGCTCCCTGGAGTTCTTTCAGGTCAGTATCAAACTGACAACACTTATGGTATGGGCACAGGTACAAACCGGTTCCTTGGAGCTAAGTTCGTTCTCACAGAGAATACAACTTCGCTCAATCTTGGTGCCAAGATCTACAAGGTAGACTCGAATCGAGCCCTTGTGACTTGGGCTGCCACAGGAACTCCGGCGTACCAATGGGCCACTGTCGCGGATCTTACCGATTCCCGCTTCAATACCATAACGACGAACATGAACGTCGTGACCGGAAAAGCTGATCTTCGCTTCGTTCCTCACTCCGCTGAGGAGCACGATCCGCGCGAGCTCGTCCAATGGGTCAACACCCTTGGTGCGACTGGCGCAACCGCGAGTTCAGTCCAGAACCAGAACATCCTTCCCCCCATCGGCCAAGTGGCAGATGAAGGATTTACGAAGGCTATTCTAGTTTTCCCGTTCGCGGCAGCTTCGTCAGGTGTTACGTTCACTTTAGACATCTCAATCTGGTGCGAGAATCGGCGATTCACGCCCGGGGCGGATGCTTTTGAGACTACTCTCACTGTTCCCGATGACAGGGCCTGGTTTTCAAACCCCTCTGTTATCGCAGCCAACGTCAACCAAATCGCAGCCATCAAAGATGGTGGTTTCGATTATGGCGGTATGGCTAGACTCGCAGCAGGTGTAGGCGGACGGTTCGCTCCCTCTCTTATTAAGGGAGGTCGCAGCTTGCTGTCACGCTACACAGGAGGAGGTTCCGAGCTTGCAATTCAAGCAGGCAAGTACCTCGTCGGTGCTGGAGTCGGAGCAGGAGCCTACGGTTCGGTGGCCCAGGTGGACCGTCTTATGAACTACTAGGACAGCAGTACCGGGGGCGAGGAATCTATAATGGTTAGTCCCGCACCATCTGTCATTTCTGAACAGTTGGACGGCTATTCCGCAGATATCTCTAGCGACCCCGGTACAGGCTCCTTCGCTAACGATCCCGTCGATGAAGTTCAAGAAATCATCGACCGAGTTCAAATTGAAGGCACCGGTCTCACGTCTAAAGAACGGACAACCTTGTCTGATCTTAAGGACACTTACGACGACTTCAAAAATGTTGTCGACGGTGTCGAAACCATCGTCGATGTCCTCGACAAGCTTTCCAAATTAGGAACCTTGCTTGAGACTATCGGCGGAGGTGCAATTGGTCTCGGCCTGTCTCTCGTCGGAGAAGTATTCGATGCTTTTAAAGAGGCATACGAGTTCTTCGACGGAACAGAGAATCAGAAGATTCAAGCTGAGGCACTTGCGGGGCTCGTGGCTAAACTGCCACGCCCCGGAGGGAACATCCAGACAACACCTGTTGATTCGGATGACGGTTCTTGGGACATCCCTGATGGCTCTTCAGCTACCAGCGAGTCGCCCCATGGGACCGGTGCGCCCCCTCCGGCGACTACCTACCATTATGCTCCGATCAGCGATGCCACCGCCAACTGGCGGGCCACTGGCTTCCGACTGATCTATGGCAGAGTAGGCCCCAACGGGGAACAAACTGAAATCAGATTCGTGCCGCCCGGTGGCATGTATCCTGATGGCTTATCGCTCTTGGGCAACACTACTGTTGCACCCCAAGATCCGAAGCCCCAGAAACCTTCCAAACCTGGGTCGGGCGGTCCAAACCGCCGTCCGAAGCCGAAAGTTCCCCCGCGTCCCCATCCGACTCTCCCTCCTGCGGCAGCCAATCCGGCGCCTCCAGGTGGGAATCCCCATCGTCCCCCAGACAAACTCGGGCCTCAACAGCCCGGGTTGTACCCCTAGACAATGGGGACTCAATGTCCACTCTGTCCGACATTGAGTCTCGAATGGCGACGCCGATCGCTGAAGGCGTGCCCGCATCCGTCATTGACGACTTCTTAGCCGCATTTGACGAAACAGATGATGATCATATTTTCTTTGATCTTACTTTACATCTGGGACACGACCAACAGATCGACCCCGATCCGATTTCCAACCTATTCCCCATTCCCCCTGAGTTCGAATTCACCCACGACATTGTGAGTTCAGACGAGGGAGGAACGGTTCATTCAACCGCCGCCGAAAGCGGTTAGGTAAGGATGAAACCGGTACAGTTGCTAATTCCGATTAACCTTCGCATTCAACGTTGCTTAGTTATACTTATCGGGAGTGAGAGCACCAAGGTGCTCGGCTCTCACTCGAATCGGTCTTTACAGATGCAGAGATTGACAACCTTTGTAATAAGAATTATCAGTAATCCGCACTGTGGCAAACGACAGGCCGTGCAGTACCCTGAGGAGGGGCACATATCGATGGGTAATAGTAGTCCATCTGCTGCACGACATGAAGTGAACCAACAGATTCATGCGGCGCGGTTCGTCAACCGCGCCCAGACGAGAACATCATCAAGATGAACCCGGCATACCTGCCGGGGGGGATTCTCGTCTGTATCAGGCGACTCA